ACCCTTGATGGTCCTGGCATCCTTGTTACCAACAATGGTTATGCACAGCTTGTGTCGTTCTTTGGCACCTTCTGTCATTACCACGCAAAGGCTAAGAACGGTGGTCAAATTAACCTGAGCAACTGCGTCACTGACTTTGGTCGGTATGGTCTGATTGCAGAAGGTAAGAGTCCTTCAGCTATCGCTACTGCTACGGCAAGTGCAGCTAACTCTGGCGCTACTACTGTCACCATTGGTGCTATTAGCAGTGCTAGTGGCTTCCACGGAACGGTATCCCGTCCGTTGGATCACATGATGATGACCATTGATGGTACTGATTATGGTGTTGTAAGTAGTACTGCTAATGGCTCTGGCTGGGATGTAACGATTACACCAGCTCTTACTTCCAACATCAGTAATACTTCTGTCAGCTTTGCTCTGCGCTCTTACATCAGCACTGGTGGACATACCTTTGAATATGTCGGCGTTGGTACTGACTATAGTGATCACCCTGATAACGGTGGTGTTGCGGTTGAAGCCAACCAAGTCAAAGAACTAAGTGGTGGTAAGGTCTGGCAATCTAGCACTGACCACATTGGTAAGTTCAAGGCTGGTAATGTTCTGACAGTTGATCAGATTGCTGAAACCCTTGCCGTTAATGGCAACATCACTGTAACTGGTACTAATGCTGTCAACGGTAACATTACCGTTACTGGTACTGTTGATGGTCGTAATGTAGCAACTGACGGTACAAAGCTAGATGGTATTGAAGCAGGTGCAACTGCTGATCAAACTGCAGCAGAGATCCGTACGCTTGTCGAATCTGCTACTGACTCTAATGTCTTTACTGATGCTGACCACACCAAACTGAACGGCATTGCAGCTGGAGCAACAGCCTATGCCAATAGCGATGTAGATGCTCATCTGAATCAGTCTACTGCAGCTAGCGGTGAAGTCCTTAGCTGGAATGGTTCTGATTATGACTGGGTTACTGCAGCAAGTGGTGGTGCATCTAGCCTTAATGGTTTATCGGATGCTGTCGTTAAATATACGAATACATCTACGTCTGCAAGTATTGGTATTGGAGAAAACGCACTAAATAGTGACGACAGCTCTGATAACGAAAACACCGCTGTTGGCACGGGTGCTCTGCAAAGCAACA